CTGAGAAAATACAAACACGAGAACGGGCTGCTCGATTTCACGGACATGCTCGAGCGATACGACAGCGCACTGCCCGTCGACGTCTGCATCTTTGATGAGGCGCAAGACCTCTCGTCATTGCAATACAGGATGGCGATCAGGGCCGCGTCTGAGGCGTCTGAAGTTTACATCGCGGGTGACGACGATCAGGCGATCTTCGGCTGGGCTGGCGCGGACGTAAATAAATTCTTGAGCTTGAAGGGTGACGTCGTCGTCCTGCCACAGTCGTATCGAGTGCCACGATCGGTTCACAAAGTTGCACTCGGAATTCTTGATCGCATCAAGCATCGCTACACCAAGCCATGGTCTCCGAAGATAGAGCTTGGGTCTGTCGAGCACATCGCCGACGAGGGCCAGATAAATTTTGATGCAGGGGGAACGTGGATGTGCCTCGCCCGATCGAAGTACATGCTCAACAGGTTTCGCAAGGTCGCGCGCCAGCAGGGCTTCGCGTACAGCTACAACGGCGAGCACTCGCTCGAGACACAAGAGACGAGAGCGATTGTCACTTGGGAGAGCATCCGATCGGGCAAGAGGGTGTCGCTGTACGAGGCAAAGAACATGAAGCAGTTCCTGCCGTTCACCGTCACCCTTAAAAAGCAAGAGGACTACGGCGTCGAGGACTTTTCTTTGTCAACCGGGTCAGGCGATTGGATGCAAGTCTTGCGTGGCATCGCACCAGAGGAGAGAGAGTATCTGCGATCGTGCCTGCGCAACGATCAGAAGTTCAACGACAAGCCGCGCATCTCGATCTCAACAATCCACCAGTCCAAAGGTGGCGAAGCTGACAACGTCGTCCTGCTGACAGATGTCGGAAAATTGAGTTACGAAAACAGTCACACAGACGAGGAGAACCGCGTCTGGTACGTCGCGGCGACCCGCGCTCGAGAGAACCTTTTCGTTGTCCAGCCGAGGAGCCTCCGGCACTATTCACTGTAAGTCGTTGTTTTATAAGGAAAAGAAAGTGCTTTTCTTTCCTGACAATACGGTTGATAATTCCCTTGTCAGCGAGGTTGCTGACTTCAGAAAGGAATTCAAGAAATGACCAGCTTCAAAGTTTTCCAGATCCACCTGTCGTACCTCCAGTACACGATCCTCGCTGCGGGCAAATTTCCAGTGCCGAAAGAGCAATGGCGCAAGCGCATCCAGGTGGCGATGGATGAGGATGCTCAATCTATCGATAAGTACGTTAGCCACGCATTAGAGGAAGGCTTCTACGATCACGTCGCCGACATCGAGGCGACTGATCTCCACGATGTGTTTCGTGTCGGCAACGTTGGCCCGGAAGAATTGATCACGCGCCAGCCGATCGTTACCGAGTGGGCACCAATGCACAGCATCTCGGTCGGCGATGTCATCGAGGATACCGATGGCGTGCGCCACGTCGTCCTGCCAAGAGGCTTCGCCCCTGTTTCATTCGACAGGGAGGCTGCGTAATGGCCCGCGACACAGAAGAGCCTAACCGCGTCAATTTAGCCTTGCGCCCTACGCAAGCGGGTTTACGCGCCACAGGTTGGCTGGGCGTCGCAGCAACCTACGCTAGCAAGATGCGTGACGGCCCAGAGGTCATGGAAGAGGGCGAGGACACCAAACTGACTCATGCTGAACATGCATTCGAGGCTGCTGCTAAAGCACTCGTTGACTTGTCCAAAGTTATCGATCCTGACCTTTTCCTCGCATGGACTGCTGGTCCTCGCGGTGGCATGGCACACGATTCGGATCGTCGCATGATCGCGATTGTCGCTGCTGCTCGCGGCGAGGAAGAGCGAGAGCCTGGCGTCTTTGTGAATAAATTCCATCCACCGAAATCAGAGCCAGACGTTGCTACTAGCGCTGAGTTGAGTGCGGATCTCGATGAGATAGATGAAATTCGCGCTAGGCTCGAGAAAAAATTGGGGAGAAAAATTTAATGACTACTAACCAAGAAAAAATCGCAGAAGCCGTGCTGTCTTATGCCAACGACAAGTTCGATGTGGATGGCTGGGATTTCGTGGCGATGAGCTTCACGATAGAAGATGTCGTCGAAAAAATGGGCAAAGCAAAAACGCTTGAAACAGCCATCCGCAACGTCCAAGCCTCGACAAGAATTTTTTCAGATTACGATATCCGCGATGGGATACGTCAACGTCGCAGAAATTCTAAGAAGTGACTACTTTCAAAATCACGCAGTACTGCGGAGAGTGCGACGGCTACGGAAAGGTAGCCGATCGCAACCCGATCAACCCTGGCCACAGCCTCGTTGACTGCGAAGAGTGCGACGGCAGCGGCGACATCGCCCACCAGGAGGAGTACGACACGATCACCGACGCGCAAAACGATTATCCCAGCGCCCGCTTCACTTACATCTAAGAAAGGAAACAACCGATGAAGTTATTATCTCTAGCCCTGCTGCTCGTATGCGTCGGGTGCGCAGGCAAGTCTCAAAATATAACTCTCAAGATGGACGAAGAGATCGAGGTCATGACCCGACACGAGGTCATCAACGCGATCGAGGACTGCAAGGCAGTCAACCTCCGGCCTGTCATGATCTACAGCCGACTGCGTATTAACGGCCACAAGACCCCAGTCATCATCGACATCACCTGCGCAACGTATGGTAAGGGCTGATGCTAAAAATTTATCTGGCCGCGCCATTTGAAAACGATGCGCAGGTTTCCACAATCGAGGCCGTCGAGAACGAGTTCGACAAGTACGGCTTCGATTACTTCTCGCCTCGCAAGAGCGGGGTCGTGCCACACCTATCCCCCGAGGGCAGGACGACCGAATCAAAGCGCGCAGCCAACTGGCGGCTGTTGCAATCGAATGTGATTTTCACGATCGTCGATCTCAGCTTCTCGCCAATCGAGGCGGCTTACGAGCTGGGCTATTTCCAAGCCTTGGCGGATCATTTCAAATACAAGACAGAGCGCCAAGCCGAAGACTTCAAGCGGTACTCCGTCTTGTACTCGGGGTCTGGTGACACGATGCTCACGGAGGCCGTCGACGCCCACCTGTCTTGCGAGAGTGATCTCATAGATTTTTGCGGGATCACGGCTGGCAATTGGGATGCGCCAAAGGGACACGAGAACGACCCATATTGGCGAGACAACAAGGGTCGCCGCGATAGAATTCTCCGGCAGTTCCAATCGGCTCAAGGGAAATCATGAGATGGCACTAGGGCCAAAAAAAGTTTGGACCCCGAAAGAGGTCGAAGCGATAAGACAAGACAAGAAGGCCATGACGGTGACACAGCTGATAGAAAAGTATCAGCTCCGCAGAGCGCAGATCGCCTACGCGCTTTACTACTACATCGACACCTCCGGCAGTGCCTCAGAGGAGGAAGGCATCCGGGGGAGGATAAAAAGGCTTTTCGGCTCTGGCCATAAAAAGTAACATCAATCGTTATCAGAAAGGAATTCAGAATGAACATCTTCTACCTACACCCGGACCCCAAGACTGCCGCTCAAATGCACTGCGACAAGCACTGCGTAAAGATGATCCTGGAGACGGCGCAGATGCTGTCTACCGCTCACCGCGAGCTGGACGGCGACGAGCTTGCAGACCGTCGAGGACTGTACAAGTCCACGCACAGAAACCACCCGAGCGCGGTCTGGGCGCGAGCCAACATGGAGAACTACGACTGGCTCGTTGGCCTGTTCAAGGGATTGCTCGAGGAATACACGACACGCTACGGCAAGCGACACGCATCGAGCAAGATCCTGCTGCCAGTCAGCCTGTCGCCACTCAACCTGAAGTCGGGTGAGTTTTCCCCGCCACCCCAATGCATGCCCCCAGAGTACAAGTGCGCATCGACGACAGCTGCTTACCGGAAATACTATCTCGGCGAGAAGATGGGCTTCGCCGTCTGGAAACTGGGCGCGCCTGCCTGGGCGCTAAACCTGACTTCTGCGTAAAAGTCAGCCGGAAACTAGTTGAGCGGCCCGTAATTAGTTTCCGGCCATGTTTTTTGGGAGTTTCCTGCCGTTCTTGGCCGGGAACCAAAGCCTTGGCCGGAAACCTATGGCCTTGGCCGGAAACTAGTTTCGGGCCACAATTTGGAAAATTGGGAGAGAAGAAATGCCGAAAAAACACGAACACATCTACACGTCTTTGGTTAATTACGATGAAGAGACAGACATGACGACCGCCCGGTGCGAGTGCGGTTCGACAATTCACTTTCCCAGCCAAGCCAAGAACAGGATTAGCGCCTGGAGCGCTTACCCGGACAAGTTTGATAGTGTTGTTAAAACTCATGTAGACCAAGAGCGGCTTGAGGGCGACACGATGGACGAGACCGATGGACGTTAGGATTATCGGAAACGACATCGAGATCGACGGGGAGAAGGTCGCGCGCATCTTCGACATCCGGGCGACCCTCATGTCGAAACTCGAAGAGGCAGTCGAGCAAGCCTCACGAGATCTGGACGCAGAATTCAAGGAAGAGGAAGAGGTCAACTATGAGTCGGGAAAGGCCGAAGGATTTATTGAGGGAAAAGAATCCGGGATCTTTTTGCGCTCGCAATTGAAAGATGCTCATGAACAGGACTGAATGCCTTGAGGCTGCGGCGGATGCCGTGGCTGACCGCGAGGGCAAGTACGGGACGCCCAGCGAAAACCACACCCGCACGGCTGCCCTGTGGAGCGTGATCCTGGGTGTGGAGGTGACTGCGGCTCAGGTGTGCATGTGCAACGTAGCCCAGAAGCTATCGAGGCTGTGCTGCGACCCGACGCACGAGGACAGCTGGGTTGATGTCGCTGGCTTTGCAGCGAACGGCGTGGAGGTTGTTTCCAAATGATAGTATTCGACACTGAGACCACCGGACTGCCCAAGGCAGAGGGGTCATCCCTAGACCAGCAGCCGAAGATCATAGAGTTCGGGGCGGTCAAGCTGGACGAAGACCTCAAGGAGATCGACAGGCTAGAGTTCTTCTGCAATCCGGGCCACGAGCTGCCACCCATCATCACCAAGATCACCGGCATCACAGACGACAAGCTGAAAGACGAGAAGCCATTCGTCGCCTACTACCAGCAGGTCTGTGAGTTCTTCTTGGGAGAGAAGACCCTCGTCGCCCACAACTTGCCGTTCGACCGGAAGCTCCTCAAGTTCGAGCTTGAGCGTATCGACAAGCTGACCAAGTTCCCGTGGCCATACGAGCACATCTGCACGGTCGAGGTTGGAGAGAGTGTCTGGGGCAAGAAGCGCAAGCTGGGTGACATTTACGAGGAGGTCACCGGCTTACACATGAAGGGCGCGCACCGCGCAACCGCCGACGTCGAGGCTCTGATCGAAATTGTGAAGTGGTACAAGAAAGAGGGACACCTTGCTTAGTCTCCGCACCCGCACAGAGTATTGCTTCCGCAAGGCGTATGGCCCTCTGGCTTCGATCGTAAGTCAATGCGGTGGCGATGCCATCGGCATCGCTGACACTGGCACTTGGGGCCACGTCGCATTCAGCAAGGCTTGCGGGGCTGCGGGCAAGAAGGCGATCTTGGGTGTCGAGATCCCGGTCGTCGAGGACGCCACCGATCGGTCGAGGCAGCCAGCCAACACGATGTGCTTTCTGGCCAGGGACAACGAGGGCCTCAAAGAAATCTATGGCCTCGTGACGACGAGCAGCAGCAAAGAGAATTTCTATTACACCCCGCGCCTGAGCTACGCCGATCTTTTTGATATCTCTGACAGCGTCATAATTTTTTCCGGCACGCACCCTGTCTGGGGGATGCTTCCGCTGGCCAAGAGAGACAGCCTCTACATCGAGCTGAACCCGATGAGCACGCGGAAGGCTCTCGAGTTCGCAGAGAAGAAGGGCTTCAAGACAGTCGCCACCAGCGACAACCACTACCCTCGCGTCACAGACAAGAAGGCTTACGAGGTTCTTGTGGGCAGAGACCGGCAGGACCGCACCGCACCGATGCACATCCTGAACGAGTGGGAGTGGCGAGAGGCCGTGCCCTGGGGTCCGCAGGAGGCGATCGACAACACCTACAAGATCGCAGAGATGTGTAGCGCGGAGCTGCCTGTCGCTCAGATGGTCTCGTTCAAGAGCGACAAGTCTCTGCGCCAACTGTGCGAGGACGGCGCGCCGCACCGAGGCATCGACCTCGAGGACGAGGTCTACGCCGCCCGGCTCAAGCGAGAGCTGGACACGATCGCGAGCAAGGAGTTCGAGGACTACTTCTTTGTCATCGCCGACATGATCGCCTATGCCAAGAGGCACATGATGGTGGGGCCAGCCCGTGGCTCGTCCGCTGGCTCTCTGGTCTGCTACCTGACCGGCATAACGGATGTCGACCCGATAAAGCACAACCTGCTGTTTGAGCGGTTCATCGACATCAGCCGGGCGGACCTCCCAGACATCGACATCGATTTCCAGGACGACCGTCGCGAGATGGTCTTCGAGTATCTGCGAGAGAAGTACGGCGCGGAGAAGGTCGCGCACCTGGGGACTGTGTCTCGCTACAAAGCCAAGAGTACGATCGCCGAGGTCGCCAAGTCGCTTGGAGTGCCAGCCTGGGCCGTCAACGACCTCAAGGGCGCGATCATCGAGCGCAGTGGCGGCGACCCTCGATCAAATTTATGCATCCTCGACACACTCAACGACCTCGACGTTGGCAAGAAGGTCTTGGAAAAATACCCGCAGATGAGGGTGGCCGCTGAGTTGGAGAACCACGCGAGGCACAGCGGCGTCCACGCGGCTGGCATTCTGGTCACCGAGGAGCCTGTCAGCAGCTACTGCTCGGTCTCTGCTGCGAACGGCGCAGCGCAAATCAACAAGAAGGATGCCGAGGATCTGAACCTCCTCAAGATCGATGCGCTGGGGCTGCGGACGCTTTCTGTCTTGCAGGACGCCCTAGAGCAGGTTGGCTGGTCGCGGGATCAGCTGCTGAACTATCAGCTCGAGGACGAGGCTGCGTTCGCTGTCTTGAATGACGAGCGCTACGCCGGGATATTCCAGTTCGAGGGGTACGCCCTCCAGTCTGTGACCCGACAGATGAAGGTCCACAAGTTCGAGGACATCACGGCGATCACCGCCCTGGGTCGCCCCGGCCCGCTGAACTCTGGCGGCACCACCCAATTCATACGGCGGCACACCGGAGCCGCGCCAGTCGAGTACCTGCACCCTCTGACAGAAGAGATAACAAAAGTGACGCACGGCGTCGTCGTCTACCAAGAGCAGGTGATGACGATTGGCAGAGACATTGGGAAGATGAGTTGGGAGGATGTCTCCTCGCTGCGCAAGGCGATGAGCCGGTCGCTGGGAAAAGATTTCTTCGACACCTACTTTGAGAAGTTCAAAAAGGGGGCAAGCGAAAATGGTATCGACGAGGACGAGGCCCGGAACATCTGGGATCAGATCAATACCATGGGCAGCTGGGCATTCAATCGGTCTCACGCTGTTAGTTATGCTCTTGTCAGTTATTGGTGTTGCGTTCTTAAATCTAAGTTTCCTCTGGAGTTTGCTGCTGCTTGCCTTCGCAATGTCAAAGATGATGAGCAGGGCGTCCGTCTGCTGCGCGAGGTTATCAAGGAGGGTCTGGTCTACAAGCCATTCGACAAATTCAAATCGCTAGAGAACTGGTCTGTGCAAGACGGCGAGTTGATCGGTGGCCTGATCGGGGTCAAGGGCATCGGCCCTAAGATGGCATCGGAAATTGTCAGGCGACGAGAACTGAAGCAGCCGCTGACGCCACGCCACGAAACACTTTTGAATTCTGGTGAGACGCCCTACGGCGACATCTTTGAGTGCGCGCGAAGGTTCGACCACATCAAGGCTGACCCGGCCAAGCACAACATCAAAACTAAAATAACAGACATCGCAGACCTTGACGCCGACAACCCCGGCACATTCGTTTTCTTCGGCAAGCTGAAAGAGAAGAACCTCCGAGACTTGAATGAGAAGCGGGTCGGCAGTGAAATTGATAAGCAAAATCTCTGGCTGAACCTCACGCTCGAGGACGACACCTCGCAGATCATCTGCACCATCGACCGGTTCAAGTACGATCGCATCGGAAAGCAGATTGTCGAGGAGGGTCGCATGGGAGATTGGTACCTGATGAAGGGCAAAATAAGGTCTGGCTTCCGTAAGATCTACGTCGAGCGATACCGAAGGCTAGACTAAGTGCTTGGTTCTATTGATAATTTTAGGGGTTTACTTTAAAAGCGATAGGATGGATAATTTTCTCTCCACTTCAGAAAGGAACTAAAAATGGATAACTCGACATTAAGAGCTGGCTCAGAAATAGACGCCCGGTTCATAATTCAAAAAGCAGGTTGGGACTACACGCCTCGGCACCTGCTGCCCCCGCTCGATGATGTGCTGGTTCGTCCTATCTGGGACATTGGTTTTTCGCCTGATGCTTTCCACATCATGGAGAACCCCATTGCGCATGTAACCAATTTCCCAGGCGAGGGACCGATGGCGACCATCCGCTTCCGGGAATATCTTGAAGAAGATGTCATCGGTGATCCTCGCACAGTTTCCGCCGACACCCTCGAAGGTCTTTTTGATCTTGTGGTTGCCAATTGCTTAGAGATGGAAAAAGGGGTCGCGTCATGAGCGCGGCCCAGCAAGACCTCGTGACAGCGGTTCGCTCTCACGCCAACAAAAACTACGAAAAGGGTGGATGGGACTTCCTCGTCGAGTGCTACTCCGACGACGAGATTGTCGATCTCATCGGCAAGGCGAGCACCGTAAATGGTGCCATCAAGAAGTGTGCCGACCTTCTCGGTGTTCTTGACGAACGACGTCAGGACGTGTGGTGAGCAACTCCGAAAAGGCGTATTCACGCTACAAAGTGTGGGCCAACGACGAGCTGTCTAATTGTGGCAGCGGTCAGCGGATTGTCCGCGCCAAGGTCGGGCGCAAGTGGGTGAAGGTAAAACCTTGCGTACCGGAAGAGGCTCAGGCCCGTCGCATCCCAATCAAGGTGTGGGAGCAGATCTTGCAATCATGAGCAAGTACATCAAAATCAAAATCGACGTGGCGGCGGGGGAGGCGGAGGCCACCCCCACGCTCGCGTTTGCACGGGAAGACGCGCTGTGGCGCGCCGACGTTTTGCAAGATTTGATGAGCGACTTGAAGGCGCTCTACGATCAGGCAAGCGAAGATCTTTC